GACTCAGCGTGCATAGTCTCATCGACGATGGACCAAGTTACGATCTGACCCATACCCTTCATCTTACCGTGGCGCGGGAAGTTCAGGAGCATGATGAAAGAAGAGAATAACTGCATGCCTTCAGTGAACGCGGAGAACGCAGCAATGTTAGTCGCTACGTCTGCCTTTGTGTCCTTCTGCATAGACATTTCGTTGATGTAGTTGTGCTTCTCTCGCATCGCCTCGTACTCGAGGAACTCGTTGTATGTTGACTCGGGCATACCCAAGGTCTCAATCAAATGCGAGTAAGCAGCAACGTGCAGCGCCTCTCTCGCGGAGAATCCCATCAACATCATACGTACTTCAGGTTGCTTGAAGTTCGGAAGGTAGTTGTTGACGTAACCGCCAGCGACATCGATGTCGCCTTGAGTGAAGAAGCGGAAGATGTTGGTCAGGAAACCTTTCTCTTCATTTGACAGTTTACGCTGCCAGTCCTTGACGTCTTCTGCCATCGGTACTTCGGTGTGTAACCAGTGCGATTGCTCGTGCTTCAACCACGCCTCATATGCCCATGGGTATGAAAACGGTTTGAAGTATTCTCTTTCGTCTGTAATCTTTAATTTCATTCTGATCCCTTATCGTTGAACCAACTGATCAGTACCAACCGACTTCCTTCATAGACCTTCGACACTCCATGTGACTGATCTGGTCCATAAACGAGACTATCTCCCTTTTCCATTGGAAGCACATCCATGATAATGTCTCGTCCATACGGTGGGGATTCCTCTTCCCCGCCACTTCGGTTGCATCTTTGATTTGCTGGTCTTGATTTTTGTTTGTAGGTTTCTTGTACTATAGCGTGACCGCCTACAAGGTCTTGGTCGTCCAATAGGGTGACGATCGTAAGGTCAGTATTGTTGTCCTGATGCATTCGGGTGAATGATCCAGGAATGTACCTTAGAAAGTAAAACCCTATTATGTTCGAACGCCTTGAGTATTGAAGAAGTTTGCGAGAAAAGGAGTGTTGAAGGAGGTCATCCGTCACATCTGCCCTTTCCAAGTCAAACAAGTTGTACATTTGAAATACTGGATAGAACTCGAGACTTGCTGCCAAGTCTCTTGCTTCTTTCAGTTCTTCTTCACTCAGAACCTTGTCGTGAATATATCCTGTCATAATAAAGTTTTAACTCATCCCTCGCATGCCAAGCAATCTTCGTCATCTACCAACGCTTGCATATCAATGCCTTTGATCACTTCGCGCTCAATACGCTTCGAGACACGGTCTGCTTTTCCAAGTTTTTCTGACCTGCAATAGTAGAGCGTCTTCAGTCCACGTTTCCACGCCAAGAAGTGCACTGCGTGGAGATAAACTATGTTAACATCCGGACGGAAAAATAGATTGAGCGATTGTGCCTGATCAATATATTCCTGACGGTCTGCTGCGTGTTCTATCACCCAGCGTTGGTCAATTTCCATCGAAGTTTTGAAGACATCCTTTTCTTCTTGGGTCAAGAAACGGAGATGTTGAGCAGAACCATCGTTAGCGATAATACTGGACCAAATCTCATCGTAATCTTGTTTGGTTTCACCCGATTCGACCTTACTCTTAATTAGGGCATCGAGATACTTGTTTTTATTCAGGTGCGCTCCCGAAAGAGTGTCCTGGCGATAGGCATTCGCACGATAAGGTTCGATACTCGGCGAAGTGTTTCCCATAATGATGCTAGAAGAAGCGTTAGGAGCGACAGCCATAGTGTGACTAAATCTTCGTCCTGTACCTGCTGCATCAGGTGCTTCACCTCTTTCTTTCCCGAGTTCAAGGTTGGCATCGTCGAGTTTCCTTTGTATCAGAGCGAATACGCGGTTGTTTGTGACCTTTGCCATCGCGCATTCAAATGGTAGATTTTTCTTCTGGAGGTATGCGTGGAATCCAAGGGCACCGATCCCGATCGACCGCTCGCGCGAGGCAGAGAACTTGGCGCGTGATACTGAGTCGGGTGCGTTGTCGATAAAGAATTGCAACACGTTGTCCAGCATCTCTGCCATATCACGTAGGAACATGTCGTTCTTTGACCAAGCATCATAGTTCTCGAGGTTTACCGAGGACAGACAGCATACAGCGGTGCGTTGTTCGTTTGTTGGTAGGATGATTTCCGAACACAAGTTAGACTGGTGGATACGTAGACCCAGATCTTTTTGGAACTGTGGCATCCCACGGTTTGATGTATCTATGAAGTGGATGTATGGTTCGCCAGTTTCCATGCGCAGTTCAAGAATCTTCTGCCACAGTGCCTTTGCTGATACTGTATCGCGGACTTCGCCAGAAGTTGGGTCGATTAAGTTCCAACCGTCGTCAGCGTCGGAGTCTTTCATGCTGCGCTCGACCAATTCCATGAAACGGTCAGAGATGTTGATGCCGTGGTGCAGGTTCAAGCAACGACGGTTTGGATCACCTGTCGGTTTTCGCATCTCGAGAAACTCTGTCACGTCTGGGTGCGAGATATCGAGGTATGCTGCGTATGAACCACGACGGGTCTTGCCTTGGCGATATGCCAAAGAAGAAGCGTCATATGTTTTGAGGTGTGGGATAACGCCTGTGGACTTCTCGTCCGAAGAGCGGATTCCGAAACCGATACCAACACCGCCGCCCATCATGGACAACCAGTTAGTTTCGGATAGATTATTTACAAGACCTTCAGCGGTGTCTTCGATGAAGTTGAGGAAACAGGAAATAGGCATTCCCTTTCCTGTACGACCATACGCGAGGATCGGCGTAGAGTACGACAACCAGTGCTTTGAAGAATATTCGTAAAGTCTTTGTGCGTGTTCTGGGTTAGAGGAGAAGGTTTTGGAGACGAACGCAAACCTTTGTTGCGGAGACGTTTCGTCTTCGCGCATGTACGACTCTTCGAGTCGCGCCATACCAAGTTTATCAAATAGTTCGTCGCGGGAGAGGTCGATCTCGATACCGAGATAGTTTTCTTTTGCCACGGTTACATCCTTTTGTCATGTTATGTTTTCAGGGGGTGGAGTTATATAGGTCAGGATGAACTTTGAATAATGACTATTTTTCTATACGGCGAAGTTTTCCCATTATTTCTATGTATCGACGAGTGATTGGTGCACGCTTTTTCTTTGGACCCATGTTCTTTGTGTCTTGTGGGATTCCTGCGTCGGCCGTTGTAGTCATTTCTTCTTGAAACGCTTTAAACTTTTTCATTCCTTTATTTCCTTACCAACTCGAAGTCAGTCATTTTGGAATCAGTACGTGAACTGAAAGTGTACCCTAACTTGGGTGCAAACTTCTTAACCATTCGCAGGTACAACTTCTCGCGGGATCCTTTCTTGCTTCCTTTATTGTTCGAGAGGTCATCTACGGACTTGAATGCAGAGAACCCAACAACAGGAGGATTATATTTCTTTATAAAATCTTTGAGGATTTCTATAACGGTTGCAAAGATTCGCATAGCATCGCCTCCACCTGTTACACCGTCGCTGCCATCTCTATTGAATGCGACTATCCAACTATACTCATCGTCAGACCATTCTAGTTTTTCAAAGACGACTTCTATGTCATCCTTTTCTGTAGTATAGAATTTGTACTTAATGCTGGTGCTCCTCGCTCCTCCAGTACCGCCTGTGTATCGGTAGGATTTGTTGAACGATTCGTTGATGTACTGGTTGAACCCAATCATCGACGCAATTCTCCTGACGTGACGTAGATCTTTTGGTTGGTCCTGACGTGAGTTGCTTCGAAGATATCTGAACCGAGGACGTTGCCTACAGGGTAGCAGTCTTCTGCGATTCGAATCTTGTCTCCGGTCTTGCATATCTCTTCGCAAGTGGAGTTTACCATCTTCGTGTTAGCGAGAACGTACATTCCAGACGAAAGCGTACCGTCCTTTGCACGGAACCACTCGCTACCTTCGTTGATACCCCCGAGAGGGTCGAGAGCACACTCCTCTACAATCTTCTCGATAGACCTATCCGATAGGTTTAGGTTCTCTTTTATGAGGTAGAGAGCGGACGCATAGGACGCGAGAGAGGATTTGCCTCCTGGGACTTTCGCCATTAATTTCTTCAGGTTGAAGACGAGACGGTGGAAGGTGTTGTACGCAGACCGTTCTTCTGAAGTTTCCGGCGACTTAATCTTTTTGCCGTCTTTGTCGATGAGACCGAGTTTGAAGGCAGTGGAGTCCTCGAACTTGGTCGTCAGTAGACGCAAGAACCGTAGTGTGTAGACGAGGTCGCCAGTTTTAGAAAGAATGCCCATCAAATATTTCCCAGTTTAGCGACAACCCATGGGTCTTCCTCGATATTTTCGAGGTCGCCTTCCCTAATTGCTTTGAGGTATGCGAGAAACGGTTTGATTATATGGAGGTTTTCTGGTCCAACCTTAAACATCAGCATCAATATCGCGGATTCATTACCAAACACATTGAGTATTATGGTAATATGGTTGAGCAATAACCTTTCACAGAGTTCGCCGCCTCTGTTGTACCTGTTCAGTAACCGCTTGATGTATTTAAAGCGGTTTAACTCTTCGTAAAATTCTTCTGCATCTATACAGCGAGGAGTATGGTAGTTCTTCGCTGCATAGATGAGGAAGTTATCGTCGTTTAACTGGTTTATCACTGAGATATCCTCGTATGGTTCGAGTATATCTATGCCAGTAATTACTTCAGTTTAATTAAGTAAGCGTCGATCATATTCGCCTTTGTCTTGCGGCGATCGAGTTCAATACCGTTAGCACGAGCGTGTTTCTCGATCTCGACCTTGGTCATCTTAGCGAGAACAGCGCGAGTCACTTTAGCGGTATTCGCCCCACCCTTCACAGGTGGAGTTGTATCAACTTCCTGCTCTGGCGCTTTCACTTCAGTTTTAGGTTTGCTGAACCAAGCGACAGTTGAGATGCCAGCGAGTAACAGCACGAAAAAAAATACTAATTCCATTATAAGTCTTCCTTTGGTTTATTTGACGATTTTCTTATCGCCGTTTGCGAGTTGGTCACCGCCACGATCTTTCGCAGGTTTAACTTTGTCTGCTACTTTGGTTACGTCTTTGTGACCTTGCTCTTCCTTATCTTCGATGTCTTTGTTGGACTTCTTGTGCATGTCCATAAATTCTTTAGACTTCGGAGATTCTTTGTCGGCGATTCCTTCAGGTTTAGTTGCGCCTTTAGTTTGGTCTGCCTTGTTCAACTCGTCGAGTTGCTTGGCGAGGTCTGATAACCAATCTGCTTCTTCACAAGCACGCTGTGCTTTGAGTTCAGTCTTATCAGCGTTTGCCTTGTCGCCCTTACGCGCAGGTGCTTTCTTAACTGGATCAGCAGGTGCTTCTTCGTGGACGCCATCGCCACCACAGTGATCGCAACCCTTGCCCTTACACTTTGGGCATTCGGTTTCTTCCTTCTTATTCAGAGCAGCCATGTCTTCGCCATCGATGTCGCCATCGTTGTCTTTGTCAAAGTGCTTCTTCTGCTTGGCAGAAAGTTTTTTCTCTTGGACTTCTTGGAACGCGGTCCAGATGCCCTCAATGGTCTTTAGGTCCATTGTTGTTACTCCTCGGGTTTAGTAGTAGATTCAGGTTTATTTATACTATTTTCATAGTACACTATTATACTTTGTTGCTGCTCGATATATCTGCGCAGTTCAGAGAGGTTCAACGAGAGATTCTCATAGTGCGGCACTGATATTGCAAGGAACACTACGTCCCCAGTTGTCTTCTTAAAATCTTCGAGAAACTCTTCGATGTTGTCTGGAGTGACTACATGCCAGTCTACGTCGTTCATAGTGACGCTTCTTGGTCTTCCTTTAGGTTCTATGACCTGTGGTATGTATTCTCTCTCAGAAACGGTTGTCGTGCAACCACTAACGAGAAGTAATAGACTCCAGATCGTCAAATGCCTTGCGAGTTCCATCGTTAATTCTCTTTTCTATGAGTCCAGGTTTTGCAGTTGCGAGTTTTGTTAAGTCGTGATCGCGGAAAATACGTAGCATTTCTTCGCGAACTTCCTCAGACTTATTGAGTGATATTCTGAGTTCAGTGTTTTGTACTGTCTGCTTGATGATCTGATCTTCCAGTTTGCGTACAGTCTCTGCGTTATTTTCTGCCACGAGGG